TGATAAAAAGGATACTAGAGCTAGAGGTAGGTTCGTTAATGTCAAGATAGAAAATGATTCATCATCTGAATCATGGCGTTTTGGCACTTTTAAAATAGATATACAGCCGGATGGTAGAAGATAATGTCAATATTTAGATTTTTACAAAGAAACACACAGCCAAGTTTATTTCAACAATATCAAGATTATTTAAATCAAGCTATGCCAGATATTTCTGGTATATTTTCATTACCACCAAAAACAATAGATCCAGTTCCAGTAGATCCTATTGAGGAAAAACCAGAAGCAGGATTAACACCTGAACAATTGAGATTATTATATCCACAAAACTCAGGTGGTGGAGATGATAGATATAGAGGTGGTGGTAAATTTGGTAACTTAGATTTATCTAGATCAAAAACTTTTACTAAAGATGTTTATGATGAAGAGTTAGGAGATTTTATACCAACAGAACTAACAGCATATTACAATCCTACTTTAGGTAATTATCAAACCTTTGAAGGTAAAAATATAAATCCAATGTTTTCTAATACAGGTTTAACTTTTGGATTTGGTGGAGGAATTCTTGATATGCTTGGTCTTAAATCTGGAACAGTGGGAGGATATGTGCCTGGTTCTATAAGAGGTTATTATGATACACCTATGGATTTCTTCAAAAGAAATAAAAATGAACAAGAAAGAACTATACAACAAATAGCCGCTACTAGAAAAGCTGATGCTGAAAGATTGGCAGCATTAAGAGCTATGAGAGGTTCTATAGGTAGAGACAGAGACCCTGATCCTTCGCCTAGTTTTGATCCAGGGCAAGGATTTGTTGATCAAGGTGGTCAAGGAGAGTTTGGCGGTGGAGATCAAGGAGAGACAAGTTCTGATGCAGGATTTGGTGGTGGAAACCAAAGTGGTGAATCAGAATATGGAGGATTCTGTTTTGATCCAGATACTCTTGTTCAAATGGCTGATGGAAGCGAAAAGAAAATTAAAGAAATACAACTTGGTGACAATACTAAAGGTGGAGAAGTTACAGGTGTATTTCAATTTAAAGCATCAGATGAGATACACGATTACAAAGGTGTTACTGTTGCCGGTAGTCACTATGTTAAAGAAGATGGTAGATTTATTATGGTCAAAGACAGTCCAATATCTGTTAAGATTAATAAGATACCAGTTGTGTATTCACTAGATACAACAGGCAGAAGAATATTTATTAATGATATTGAGTTTGCTGATTACAATGGTGATGGTATTGCAAAAGGATTCTTAACAAATGCTGGTGTAGATTTAACTGGATTCGATAAAGAAGTATTAAGACAAGTAGAAAATAGACTAATATAATGGCAAAGATAGTAGTAAGATTACCTGAACCAAAAACAGAATACGATGTTTCTAACCAAAAACAAATTAACAGAACAATTAGTTTGATTGTAGAGCAATTAAACTCAACTTTTTTAGATGAACAAAAACAGGAGCAAGAAAGATTTTCTTGGTTTATAGGTGGCTAATATTTATAATAACGCAAAGGTAGATTTAACTACTACTGGAAACACAACTATTTATACCACGCCATCTGGATCAAGAGCTATTATAAAAAACATATTGGTATCTGATGATTCAGGTAGTGGAGATACAATAACAATGACTGTTACAGATGCTAGTTCAGCTGTATTTTCTTTATTTAAGACAAAAGCTATAGCATCAAATGCAACAACAGAAATGATATCTCAACCTATCATTTTGTTAGAAGATGAGATATTAAAAGCACAAGCGGCTACAGGTGGTAGATTACATGTAGTTGTATCATTGCTTGAAATAAATAGAGATTAGGAGGAAACATGGCGTTTATAGAAGAAGGATCAGTAGAATACGTAATGATAAATGGTAAGAAAGTACCAGTTGTAAAATGTGAAACTGAAGTAGTATTAAGAAATACACAAACAAACTATGAATATGGATCAGATAAAGAAGCTGAAGATGATATTGCAGACCCAAATTCACCTACACAAAGAGAGTTTGTTACACGATCTTTGAAAGTAAAGGTAGCAGCAATGCCACCTTTAGGTGCTGCATCTGATGAAGACAAAGAAGAATAGTTGTAAAATGAAGGATTATTATATAAAATAAATAAATTATGCCAATTTCTAGA